TTCCTTTAAAAATTGCTCGTAATCTAACTATACCAATTCAAGTGACTGATAATAATATAAATATATTAAGACATTATTATGATAATGGAACAGACAAATATCCAGGAGCAAAAAGATTAGAAAGAGGTAATAAAAATTATTCATTAGATGGTAAAAAATTTAAAGAACAAATTGGTGATATTCGTGTGAAAGATATTTTACATCGTAATCTTATTAATGGTGATTATGTATTATTTAATCGACAACCATCTCTTCATAAAATGAGTATGATGGGACATCGTGTAAGAGTATTACCAGTTGGAAATACATTTAGAATGAATGTATCAGCAACTAGTCCTTATAATGCTGATTTTGACGGAGATGAAATGAATATCTTTTTATCACAATGTATGGAAGGATTTTGTGAATTAAAATTCTTAGCAAGTGTTCCAAATCAAATTATCTCACCACAAAAAAATGCTCCTGTCATTGGATTAGTTCAAGATACATTGTATGTATGTCCTCAAATTACTAATGAAAATGTAATTATTCCAAAAGATATTTGGATGAATTTATCATTATTTTTAAATAAAGAACAATTAACATTACCTCAACAATTAACAGGTAGAAAAATTTTTGAAACAATTATTCCTAAAATTAATATCGAAAAAGATACTAATCTAAGTGAAGTCACTGGCAATATTAATGATAAATTAAAAATTGAAAATGGTATTATAACTCGTGGTTCTCTTGATAAAAAAGTTGTTGGTTCTTCTCACGGAGGAATTATTCACGTGTTATGGAAAGATAAAGGACCCAGTCATAGTAAAAAATTTATTTATAATTGTCAAAAATTATGTAATCAATGGTTATTAAATCAAGGTCATTCAATCGGTGTATCTGATGTTATTTTAATTAAACCATCTAATTTAAATCGCAATGAATATATTATTGACAATGAAATTTATAATCAAATCACTCAAATTCTTGATAATGCTATTTATGAAGTTGATTTTCTATTAGAAAAAGCAGGACAAGGTTTTTATGAAACTCGTTCTACATTATCTGTTGAAGATGATATCGAAACTGAAATTTTATTTATTGTTAATAAAGCAAGAGATAATGTTGGTAAAATCGCAATGAAACATTCATTAGAATTTAATGAAGGTAATCGTTTATTAAAAATGGTTTTATCAGGTTCAAAAGGTGATAAAAGTGGTGTTTATCAAATTATGGCAACAATGGGTGAAGCTCAAGTTGGTGCTGATAGAACTCCTAAAAAATTTTATCGTAGAGTATTACCTCATTATGTAAAAGATGATAATAGTGCATTATCACGAGGATTTTGTAAAAGTTCATTTAAAGAAGGTATGAAACCATTAGAATTATATCAATTAGCAATATCCGCTCGTATTGGTTTAATTGATAAAACAGTAAAGACAGCAGATACTGGTTATACTCAAAGAAGATTAATTAAATCAATGGAAGATTTACAAGTCCAATATGATTTATCTGTTAGGAGTGCGAATAATAGTATATTACAATTTATGTATGGTGATGATGGATTTGATGCCACTTATTTGGAAAATGTTGGATTTAAATATCATTTAATGAAAGATAGTGAATTTGATGCGAATAGTGTTAATTTAATGGAGTGTTTAGAAACATTAAGAAAAACAATGAAAAAAAATGATAGTATTGTTGTTCCATTTAATTTAGACAGATTATTTGTTGAATTAAGTAATGGAGATATGGAATTATATCCTTTAGTAAATGATTTACCATTAAATGTTGGAAATATTATTGAATTAAGAAATGACTTGGTTAGACAAATTGAAGAATATAATAGAATTGATGAAAAAATGAAAGATTTAGTGTCTGACCCATTCTTTATTGTAAAATGTTATATCCATTTTTATTGGAGAGATAGTGAAATCGAAAAGAAATTAACAAAATATCCAAATTTAGAATACCAACATTATGAAACTTATTTTAAAAAAATATTTGATATGTTTATACAATCATTATGTGCTGCAGGTGAAATGGTTGGTGTTTTAAGTGGTCAAAGTATTGGTGAGCCGACCACTCAATTAACATTAAATACATTCCATCATACAGGACAAGGTGGCAAAAGTCCAACAACAAGTGGTGTTCCAAGAATTAAAGAATTATTAGGTGTTGTAAAGGAACCAAAAACACCTGTAATGAGTTTGTATATTCATTATAAAAATAATAATGGTGATATAATTTCATTACCTGAAGGTTATAAAGAAAATGAATATGAATATATTCGTAAATTTTCATTCTTATTTAATGAAATTTATCTAAAAGATTTATGTGACAAAGTTTCAATTGAATTAAAAGAAAATAATTGGCAATTAGTAATAGATTTTGATATTTTAACTCTATTAAAAGAAAATATTGACTCAGAATTAATTATTAGAAAAATATTAGAAAATGGATTTGAAAATTTTGCTGGAGGTTCTACTATTATACCAAATTATATCACAATTGGTAAAAAAAATATCTTCCAATTAATTATTGCGATTAATAATGAATTATTATCGGACATTAAAAGAATGAATGGAATTTATTTAAAAATTAAATCAATTGAAAATGAATTATTAAATATACTCGTTAATGGAGTTGTAAATGTTAAAAACACTTATATTTCAACATTAGATAAAGAAATGTTTGTTCAAACAAATGGTTCAAATCTTGATGATGTATTAAGTCGTAAATGGCAATTACAAATTAATGATGAAATTTATATTGAATTAGATAAGTCAAGATGTCGTAGCAATAATATTCACGAAATGTATAATTGTTACGGTATTGAAGTTGCTAGAGAAACTTTAATTTATGAATTTTCTGAAGTATTAGAAAGCACAGGTTCTATTAATATGCGTCATATTACAGTGTTAGTCGATAATATGACAAGTAAAGGTATGTTAATTCCTATTGATAGACATGGTGTCAAGAAAAATGATATTGGTCCATTAAGTAGAGCAACATTTGAGGAAACTGTAGACCAATTAATGAAAGCAGCTGCTTTTGGAGAAGAAGATACAATGAGAGGAGTTAGTGCTAATATTATGATGGGACAATTAGCACCTTGTGGAACAGGAGTAAGTGAAGTAATGTTGGATGAAACTCAAATATTTAAATTTAATATGAGAAAGTCAATTGATGAAATTGAAACAGAAGAAGAAGAATTTATACCTGAAAATAAATTAACAGATTGTTTCAGAAAATTAAATACATACAATTATCCATTTGGTGATAATAAAATGAGAACACCAATTGAATTACCACTAAATAATGAAAATTATTTACGAAATATTGAAACTAAATTTAATAATTAAATTAATTAAAACATTTTTAATATTTATTTATTAATTAACAATGTTTATCAAAAAAAAAAATTATCAAGGTATTCCAAATGTTGGAAATAGTTGTTATTTATCATCTTTGTTACAATTATTAATACGATTACCAATATTTGAATATGAATTAGAAAATTATGAAGAATATAAACAAAGAACAAATCATTCAAGTAATTATATTGAAAAATATATTAAAGTATTTACTAATATTTATCAAATACTTTGCCATTATCATAATACAAATCAATTTGCTGAACCAAATCCAATTCATATTATACGATTATTAGGACAAATTAATCCACAATTTATGTCCCCACACGAACAACAAGATACACAAGAAGTTTTAACTTTGATATTAGATTTTTTAAATCATCATTTAAAAAATGAATTTAAAAAACAATTTGATGATAATTTTAAAATACATATATTAAAAGAAATACTTTGTAATCATTGTAATTATAAAATACAATTAAATGATACTTGTTTAAATTTATCTTTATGTGCGGAAGATAAAATATTAATAAATACTGGCAATAAAAGTGAAATATTAAATGATTATAAATGTGATAATTGTAAAAATATTGGAAATGTAGAAAAAAAACAAATAATCATAAAATATCCAAATATTTTAATGATATATTATCCATTTTATATACAAACTATATCAAATGATATTGGTTGTTTAAATCAAATCATTAATATGCCATATACAGAACAAAATTGCGAAGAAATCAAATATCTTAAATATAAATTAACAATGGGTGTTGTTAGAATAGGTTATTTTCATTCAATTGGTCATTATTATATTAATATATTAGAAGAAAATGAAAATGATACAAAGTGGATACGATGTAATGATGAAATAGTTCAAATGACAAACTTTGATATTAATGAATATATTAATATTCGTATGTATATTTTTGAAAAACAAATTTAATTATTTACTATATTATTAATGGAATTATTAATTGATATTCCTGAAACTAAACAAATTGGATTTGGACAATTAGGTAATAGTTGTTATATGGCATCTTTTTTACAAATATTTTATCGTTTTAATATTGATTACAATGAAATTTTAGATAAAAATGTAGTTGAGAATGTTCAATTAAATTTAAATATTATTGGCGATTCATCTACAAAAGAAATATATAATGATAAAATACAATTTATTAAACAATTAGATATATATGTGAAACAATTAATAAATCCTAGTAATAGTGTCTCATCAAGACAAATTGTATGGAGAGATATATCAAGATATTTGAAAACAAATATATTATTAATAGGACAAGATGATACAACACAACAAGATTCAAGTATTGTATTATATGGATTATTAGAAAAATGTTTATATCCATATATTCAAATTGGATATGTTGATGAAAATATAAAAAATTATTATAATAATTTTTTTTATAAATTGTATGAAATTCATCCATATATTCCAAGAAATTTTGTAGATAATCAAATATTAATTAATGAAAATATACATAAAATGTATTATTCTAAAAATTTTATTGGTTGTAATATTCAATTTAATGTAGTAACTAAAACACAATGTGATAAATGTAAATCAAATGAAATTACAAAAATCAAAGACCATTATACAAATTTAGAAGTAAATCAATTTACAATTCATTTATTAACAAATAATTGTATTTATGAAAAAATAGAACAAAAATGTGATTTTTGTTTTGCTGAAGAGGAAGCAAAATTTAAAAGAGAATTAAATATAGATTGGAACAATCCTGTAGAATTAAATAAATTTCAAAGTAGTAAATTTAATGAAATGTTTATAGATTTTCAACAAAAATTTGGTGAAATAATATCAGATATAAAATATAAAAATATAGATTTTTATAAAAAAAATAAAATTAAAGTTTATTCAATATTTGATAAATATCATATTTATGAAATATATAATGTAAGGTTGTATATACGAGATACGATAATTGCTACTCGTAAATTAATTCAATATAATAATAGTAATAATAAATTATTAGAAAATGCGAATAAAAATTTAGTAGAATTAAAAGTAACAAAAATTTATAAACCAAATTATTTAAAAATTTTTTATAAATATATCAAAGATTATTTAACTGAAAGTAAAAGAATAGAATCTTGGTTATCAATTCATACACAAAAAACTTATTTCTTAACAATTCCAAATATTTTATTATTATATTCAGTAAGAGATTTTAAGGTAGGAAATTTAACAGGTATTTTTAACACACCTCAGTTAAGTAAAAATTTAAATATATTATTACCAATATATGATGATGAATTAAATATTAAACGATATACTAATGTATCATATACATTAAAAATGTTAAATGTAGGACCATCACAAAGTAATATTAATGAAAATATGATTATATATTACAAAGCGGAATTAAGTAATATAATAATAGAATTGTTAAAAAGAACAGGTAAAAATCTTTTGGAATGTAGAGAAGAATTAATGAATATTTTATTTGAAAATACTAAATTAGAACAAATAAGATTTGATAAAAATATATTTAAAAATAAAATAATTGAAATTTTTGAATTATTAGACAAATTATATATAGAAGAACAAGATAAATTTAATAAATTTATGGAATTATTAGAAAATAATATTATAGTTCCATTTAATGTATTACAATATGAAAACAATGGTGGACATTATAAATCAGTAATTCGTAATGAAATTAATAATAATGAAATGAAAGATTATAAATGGAATGAATATAATGATGCTTCTTTAGTAAAAAATATTGATTTAAATTATAAATCAATATATTATGACAATGCTCGTATATATGTTTATACAAGAGATTAATTCTTTGTAGGTGTTTGATAATATACACTAGGTTTATATGGATGGAATACATTTTTATTAAGAGGTTTATTATATACACCACAAACATCATTTTCAATATTAACACAAGATTTTACATTACGATCATAGATATCATATTGATTAGCACAACCTCTTAAAGGTTTTTCTGCTTGAGGATATTTAATTAAAGGACGATGATTATCTTTATGGATAATTCTTGAAGGAATAGATATCATACCAGGATGAAATATTCTTTCTGCATCTTGAGGATTAAGACACAAAGGTTCATAAACGTGGTCTTCAAACCAACCAGTCCCTCTTAAATTAATAGCAGGGTCAGTTAATCTTGTTTCAATTCTATCAAAATACAATTCAGGAAAATTAACTCGTGGTTCAGCATTAGGGTCTTCTTTTGGTAAATATTTTGTGCGAGGATCATCATTAATTTTTCTACTTAAATTAAATAGATCACTTTCAACATCAGTTTGTGTTCTATCAGTAGGGACAGAGACACCATATTTACCTAAAACACCAGGTTGTGGTGGTCTAGATAATAAACAAGTTCTTTGTGCCCAAGGGTCTAATACATAATTAATTTGATTTGTGCTTTCTAATAATCTATAAGGATAAAAATCAAATTTTTTTCTAGTGAATTCTCCTGACATATTATAAATATACTTTATATATTATAAATTATTTTTTTTAATAAATTAATTTATAAATTATGATTTAAATGATTTGGTAATCCGTGTCCAAAGATAGTGATATAATACAAAGTAAGATAATAATAATGAACGATTTTCAGGAACAAATTGTTTATAACCTAGTATATATACCATTGCTAAATAATTATTGAATGTAATAACATTACTATTCTCTTTCCAATTTATATTTATAATTTATATACAATATGACTAAATTCTTTAACTTTACTTTGATTATATAAATTTATAAAATCATTTGCTTTATCAATATTACTAAAATAATGTAATGTTTTATATACTTTTTCTGAACTTTGATGTAGACAATTATTTCTACCACTTTTTATATAATCATATGATAGTTCTAACATGTTTTTAATTACATAATCAATACTTTCCGCAATACAATTAATAACATTATCATTATCTTTATTTTTTGATAATTTTTTAGTAATTTCAACTATATTATTGATATATAATTGAAATAAATTAACATAATAATCATAATTTTCATTTTTTTGATTTTCATATTCTTTTTCATCTATATCATCATTTTTATTTTCATAATAATAATTATAACTACGATTATATTCTAATTGTTTAATATCATCTCTCATTAAAGAAATAATTATTTGAGAACGAATGATTGTTTTAAATGAAATTAAAGATGATAAGACCTTTTCTAAAGAAGATTGTTCTCTTTCTAATAAAATATCAATAGGGTCAACTATTTCAATAGTTTCTTGTTCGGAATAATTACTTTCACAATCGCTCATTTTAATATTATAGATTTGAATAAAAAAT